TTGTGCTTTGCGATGTATTAACGACGTAATTTACCGCCATGTAATCTGTTGCTACATAGTCTTGGAACGAAGTGTTAAATGTCGTTGTCGTTGACCGCGATGTTGAAGTTGACCGCGATGTTGCAAAAGTAGTCGTGTAGGTTGTCGTTGTAGATCGCGTCGTATTGTAAGTCGTAGTCGTAGATCGTGACGTATTGTACGTTGTAGTGGTACTGCGACTTGTCGAGAACGTCGTAGTGGTACTGTGCGATGTTGTGTGCGATGTTTGATATGTAGTAGTTGTACTTCGACTTGTTGCGTATGTCGTAGTAGTAGCTCGACTTGTATTGAAAGTCGTCGTTGTGCTGTGACTTGTAGTATGGCTAGTCTGATACGTCGTTGTCGTAGCGCGTGACGTATTAAAGGTCGTCGTCGTACTATGTGAAGTATTATAATACGTTGTGTAAGTGGTAGTCGTAGCACGGGTCGTGTTGAACGTAGTCGTCGTACTGTGGCTGGTGTTAAATGTTGTCGTTGTAGCGTGTGACGTGTTGTAATACGTCGTGTAAGTCGTTGTAGTGGCCTTGCTAGTGGCGAAAGTGGTAGTCGTGCTATGGCTAGTCGCGAAAGTCGTTGTGGTGCTGTGGGACGTGTTAAAGGTCGTCGTAGTCGTTGTTGACGTACTACGGCTTGTATTAAAAGTGGTGGTTGTGCTGCGTGAGGTATTGAACGTAGTTGTGGTACTACGGTTCGTCGAAACCGATGTATTCCACTCTACTTTCTTTTGGAAGCCAATTTGCTGCACTACGGCCCCCTATGCAAAGTCACCGATATAATTAACCAAGATGGTTGAACTATCGACCACATAGTAAGACAAAATGCTGATCTCGTTTGCATTGGTTGCCTGCACAATAGACGCGCCGTTAACAGGTGTCTTACATGCCGCTGGAAGCGTAAAAGAATAACCGCCTGTTGCGTTCTGCACAATGATAAGATTACCGCCACGACCCGCCGATACATTGCTGAATGCAAATGTTGTGCTTGCTGACATGGTGATTTTAAAGTTGTTCGCTGCATCCAGATCAATTGTTAATGTGCCGCCGCTTGCTGACAAACTGTCCTGGTCTAAGCGAATAGAGCCTGTCATCGTGCCGCCAGCTTTAGGCAAGGCCGCATCCGCTGTCGAACCCTGAGCTGCTGTAGCGTAATCACTGCTATCAAACGCTTTGACTTGCGTAAGGTTTGTCACCTCACTGTCCATCAATGCGCCTGCGGCTGTGACGTTTGCTGTATCTGTAACGTCTGCGCTTGCCTCAATGCCATTTAGCTTTGCCTGCAAAGCATCTGTGAATGCGTTAGTGTCGCTATTACTTTCATAAGCTGTTTTAATTTCTGACGCAGTTTGATCTGCTGTAGCTCCACTTTCTATATTATCTAACTTCGTTCCATCTGCCGCTACATCGCGCCCATCAACCGTACCAGATACCGCCAAGTTGCCTGTTACAGATGCACCCGTTGACGAAACTGTAACCTTGTCTGACCCGTCGTGCTGTAGACGATTAAGGTCTGCCGCTACTGCGGTGATTGATACTTTTGCTGCACCAGCTAAAGTAATAGCTGCGTTTGAGTTACTGCTTTCTGTTGGACTACGAGTTAGAGATGTTCCACTACTGCTATAAGTACCAGTGCCAATCTCAAAATTGCCACCTTCCTCTATAACGTATTGTACAACATCCCCGTCAGAAACACCCGCTGCCGCGAATGTCTGGAAGCCTACCGCTGCATCAGATAGACTAACGGTTCCGCTTCCAGTTGTGGATGTCGTCATCTTGGCTCTGTTAAAAAGTTTAGCCATGATGACCCTCCATTATGCCATTGTTAGGATGCCGTTTGTCCCGATGTCGATTGTGAACGTATCACCATCGTTTAAGGTCAAGGATGTCCCGTAGTCGTAATATCCGATCACAGGATCGGCTGGTGATGTTGGCGTGTCGTTGTAAATCACAACATAGCGAAACGCTGCAACTGATCCACCTGATGCAGTTAACGTCAGATCGTCCGCAGATAGCTTGTATGTTCCTGATGCCTGTGTGCTGGTGACATTCGCCAGTGTGCGTGATGACAAGTTTGTGTAAGCGATCTCTGTGATGTTAGCTAAAACACCATTACCATCCGCTGTTACATCTGTTCCCGCCGTTGGGTCAGTGTTTGATAACGCAACCGCCAACGTGTCTGCGTCCAAATCCATCGCGTTCGCCATGTTTTTGACGAAATCGTTTACCTTTGTAAAACTCGCCATCTAAAAGCTCCTTATGTTCATTTTCATATTAGAGCGCCCAAATTCGGCTCGCTCGCTTTCTGTATTTATAGCATCAATTGCGCTATTATACAAAGACAACCAGGTTTGCATTCTTGAATCTTCGTGCAAGTATGGAGCCGAGTGCGCTAAAGTCCCATAAAGATACGCGTCTGGATAATACTCTAAAACCCAATTTGACGTGTTAGAGGCCGATAATGCTGGAACCTTAGAATAATAAACCATTTCTAAGGTGTATTCCTGGTCAGGTGATGGCTGCACTTCAAATGTATCTGCCGTCATAGCTATGACTTTTGGTCGCCCAGCTGTGTTATTATTTTGCTCACGGCGCGCCATAATCTCTGAATGTGAAACCATATCTAACTTGTAAAAGTTATCGCCAGTAAGAGAGAATCGTAACGGTGCGTTAAAGTCATTCGGCAACGCTGTATACTGTGTGTCTAGAACCGCCGTTGATCGCCTTTCCATACGCCAATGCCGCAACCTACGCGACAGATCGGCCTCGCACAGATCAACAAACGTATCGATGCTTTGCTCCGCTGCCATGTTGTTGATGAAACTTAGCGCCTCATCTTTCAGCTCTTGGTATGTGCTAGGCATAAGTTACCTTACCCATTGTTTGCAGCGTTGCTAACAGCAGCCAATGCAGATTGTTGAGCAGATGCAACGTCAGCAGGCGCAGACAGCGAGAAGCCAGCAGATTTAACGTCATCAAACGATAGCGTTTGCTGCGACTTAACTGCCGCCATTACTTGCTGCGATACAGTATTGTTAAACACCTGATAACGCGCATCATCCATTAGGAACGGCGTTGCATGAAGCAATGACGTGTAAAGATAAACGTGCGGTGCGTCTGTCAAAAGCCAGTTTGTCGTGTTGCTAGACGTTAGCGCTGGAATGCGCTGATAGTAGTCTATGTCCATTGACAACGATCCAGAAGGCGAAGGTGTTACGACTAACTCGCGCCCAATAATTGCAAAGAAACGCGGGTTTGCTGCATCGCGTGTACGCGTACGACGTAGCATTGTTAGCTGTTGCGGCGTAATTTGCTCAAGCGGCTCATCTTCTGTAGACGCGACCTGGACATATACAACTTCTAGCGCATCCGACGGCAATGTAGCGCGGCCTGACGTGATGGCGGCTGTATTGGACGCAACCATGTCAGCGCTACGCAATACGTCATTTAACGTGCTTTCTGCCAGGCTAATAAAGTCTGGAATTTTTTGATCAAGATCAGCACGGTTCAGCCAATCTCCGATTGCAGTTTGCAATTCTGCATAAGTTGTAATTGCCATGTTGATCTCCTTAAGATTGGCCTAGTTATACCACGTTGTCCTATATTAATCTACCGGTCTTGGTCCGCACGCGCTCATTCTCACTGTCGCTCAGCCACTTCATAAACGCCTTTGGATCATCAATGATGCCCTTGCGTTTCAAGTCATAGTAAACTGGCAGAGGAATCCTGGCTACATGGCGACCGTCGCCCCACCCATCTTTTTGATTGTTTTGGTCACGCTTGTTCATATCAACGAGTGACTGCACGTCTTGCTGTGTCTCAATAACAAACTCACCGTTATCGCGCATGTGCCAATAGCGAGTAATACCTGTCATAGGATCTTGGTCAAAAATACGACGCATAAAAACCTCATACGAGAGGGGCGACCGAAGCCGCCCCGCTGTTATTATGATACGTTCAAGTCTGCCACGATTGCGTGTGCACCCTCGTTAAGTACCTTTAAGCCCCCTTCCCAGAGCACCATGGCTTTAGAAGCATCGCCGGTCTTGGCAAGTTCTACAGTCTGGATTGGACGCAGGTTACATACTGACGCATATTCTGGGTCAAGTAGTAGGGCGTCACGCTCACGCTGGAACCTATTAGCAATGACGCTCAAAGTGCCGAAGTCGGACAAGTATACATCAGCAGCACCTATAATCGTAGTTGGGCTGTCTGATGGCGCTTGGTAACGCTGTGCCGCGATACCTGCAAAA